TCGATGCTAAAATAAATACCGACGATTTAAAGAAGCTTCAAAAGAAGTTTAAAACCCTTGAACAGTTTTCAAAAAAAGATGCCGTTCAAGAAATGAATCGCGCCATAATGCACGCACACCGACTTGCCGTTTCTGCGGCACCGGTCGCAAAGGATTATGGGGGTACTTTAAAACAATCAATAAAACCGAAAGCTTTAAAAGATGGCGCTGAATTAGTAGCATATGCAGAATATGCACCATACGTTGAATTTGGAACCGGTTCGGGATATGTAAAAGTAAACGATGCGACCAACCTTGGTATTCCTGAAAAATACATTAAGCAATTTAAAGGTCGTGGGATCAAAGAAATAAATATGGCACCGCAACCGTTCTTTTATGGATCGGTCGCCAAGGCTTATAAAAATATGCTAATGCGCATTGAAAAGCACCTTAAAAGAATAGTCAATGAATGAAGTTTTACACCATATAAGAAAGGCGTTTATCGACCGGCTTAACGGAAATATCACCGTTCAGTCAATCGACGTTCCGGTGTTTAATGTCGTGCCAAGTAATTCGGATTTTCCCTATGTAAAAGTTTATTCCGTAAGTAACGACGAAGATGATTTAAACCGTTCATCGTTTAACGTTGAAGCGGTGATTCGCCTTGAAGTAGTTACGCGTTTTGATTACAACGTTGGGGGTGAACTTCAAGCCAACTTAATTACTGACGAAATACTGAATCAAATCCGCACACGATCGGATGGATATATTGACCTTACGGCGCAAGGTTGGAACGTTTATATCATTCAAAACCGTGGCGTTAAATACATTACGGATAACCTAGAAGATCACACGTTTTACCGCGCCATTATTAATATTACGGTGAAAGCCGAAAAAATTTGATTTCCTATTTTTGTAATATGGATTTAGATAACAAAATTTCGTTCGTTAGTGGCTTTTTATTTACCGCCACGACTGCAATAAATACAATGGGTTGGCTACAAGCCGCCGCAGTAGGTTTAATTGGTGGTTTCTTTGGTCTTTTAGGCAAGGAAACTTATTATTACATTAAAGAAAAATACAAGTTATGGCGCAAGAAATAAATGAAAACACGCAAGTTACCCTTGATCTAAAAACGGTAGGACTAATTATTGCCGGTGCTTTATCGCTTGCGGGTATGTGGTTTGCGCTTCAGAAAGATATTCAGGAAGCAAAAGAACTTCCTAAACCTGAAATCAGCCGTACCGAATACGACCTAAAAGATGAATTGATTCGGGAAACGATTATGAATACCCAACAAAAGGTTGATGAAAACGGAAAAAAGCTTGACAAAATAGAAGAACGCTTATTTAATCTAACTACAAAAAAATGATTCGAACTTGGCTTTTTATTCTTTGGTTTTTGTTATCGGCTAAATCATATTCACAAGGCATTTCTATTATTCAAATCAATGCTGAATGGAATGAACGAAATACGATTGATTTATCAAGAATAAAAAACGCAAAGGTTTCTTTTGGTTATTTAGGCGAACAACCGGAAAGTCTTAAAAAACAAATTAAGGCAGTTCCGACAATTATGGTTTTTAAAGATGGTCAGCTTGTTCATTACTGGGGTGCTGACTTATCTTTTAAACTACATATTCGCCAAGAAGAAATTCAAGAATACATTGATTCAATCAACTAATGAATAACTATTTCCGATCACACGAATTTGATTCGCCGCTTCAACAAGGAAGCGGTCAGCTTATGCAGGCAAGCACATTGTATATGCTTAACAACGCGCGCCATATTGCAGGGATTCCGTTTACAATTACAAGTGGATTCAGAATTGAAGCTGATATTGATCGTTTGCTAGACGCAGGTTATAAGGTTAGTCGAAATAGTTCGCATTTAAAAGGATATGCAGTTGATATTGCCACGCCAAGTAGTCAGCATCGTTATAAAATTTTAAGCGCATTAATTGAAGCGGGATTTAACCGAATCGGAATTGCTGATTCGTTTATTCACGTTGATAACGATCCGGACAAACCGGAAAACGTCATTTGGACTTACTGATATGGAAAACAAGAAAAAGAAATTTAGCGAAACAAAAGTCGGTCAATTATTGGGCGGACTAGCGGGTAAAGTACTTCCGGATTCGGGGGTTTTAGGTATTGTTAAAAATCTTATCGATACCGATGAAGAACTTACGCCGGATCAAAAAGAAGAAGCGCATCGTCAAATGAAAGAACTTCACGCCCTACAAGTTGAAGATCGTAAAAGCGCAAGACAACGCGAAATCGAAGTTTCAAAAACCAAGAAGTTCGATATAATGTTCAATCTTACCGGTATCGTATCACTTGCGGCTTTTGTATATATCGTTTATGCGATCGTTAATTTTGATATTCCGGAATCGAATAAGGAAGTCTGGATTCACCTGATCGGGGTAAGCGAAGGGATTCTTCTTTCAATCGTTGGATATTTTTACGGAAGTTCCATAAAAGACAACAAATAACGTTGTCGCCTTTTTGGTTAAATTTGTAGTAAAATCATTTTGAATGGCTACTGATTTAACTGGCTTAAAGGTCAAAGATACCTACAATTCACTTTTAAAAATTGGCGACAATAGTTCTTTATCTGCAACACCTGATCGAATAAGTGATGGGTTGGGTAATGAATCGGCGCTTTGGCTTTCAACGGCACGCGTTGGTATCGGAGCAACACCCGATTCAAATTACACCCTTACCGTGTCAAATAATATTAAAACGCAAAGCTTAAATGCTTCGGGTGCGGTAACGGCTACTTCGCTTCGCTTAACTGGCGGATCGGGAACGCAAGGGTTAATGACTTGGAATACTGACGAAGAAACGATTGACGTTGTACAAAATGGCGCAGTTCTTCAGCTTGGTCAAGAAACCCACGTTCACGTTAAGAATCAAACCGGATCAGCTATTGCAGATGGAACGCCGGTTTATGTTACCGGTACTTTAGGTTCAAGCGGTCGTTTAACCGTTGCTCCAATGATCGCGGATGGCAGTATTGAAGCAAAATACTTCTTGGGTATTACTACTGAAGATATACCTAATGGCGAAGATGGTAAGGTTACAACCTTTGGAAAAATACGTGGATTAAATACTTCAGCTTATTCAGAAGGGCAAACGCTTTATGTTTCAGCTTCAACGGCAGGTGCATTTCAAACTACCGCACCGGTAGCACCCAACCTTGATCTTGAAGTTGCTATTGTAATAAATGTAAGTTCCAACAATGGAACGATATTCGTTCGTGCGCAGAATGGGCATTACCTAGGATTGCTTCACGATGTACATATTTCAAGCCCTGCAAACAATCAATTTCTTGTTTACAATTCAACCAATAGCCGTTGGGAAAACCAAGGTATCGCAAGTGTAGGTTCTATTAACCTTGATACCGTTACCCTTTCCGGATATTTACGAGGTGCCGGAACTTTTGTTATTGACCCTTCGCCATATTCTGACGATTCGGGTACGGTTCAAATATTAGGTAACCTTCGTGTTGATGGTGAAACGACAACTATCAATTCGACAATCGTAACTATTGACGATAAGAATATTGTTCTTGCAAGTGGTTCGGCAACGGCTGCTGATGCTAACGGTGCAGGAATTACTATTGATGGCGCAGATGCAACAATGACTTATAATAGCACAAGCGATAGGTT